AACCACCTACATCATCAAGCGGTGGTTCTGATGATTTTAACTTAGAAGAAGCAAAACAAATGATTAAAGACAAGAGCATTGTCTTTTGTCTTCCTGGTAGAGGAGTTTCATATACATATCTTAAGAATTTTGTACAACTCTGTTTTGATCTTGTACAAAATGGTGCATCAATTCAGATTTCGCAAGACTATTCTTCAATGGTCAACTTTGCCCGTTGTAAGTGTCTTGGTGCTAATGTTCTCCGTGGTCCCGATCAACTACCCTGGGATGGTAAACTAAAGTATGATTACCAACTTTGGATTGATAGTGACATTGTATTCAATACAGAATCGTTCTATCGCCTTGTATGGATGGATAAGGACATCGTTTGTGGTTGGTACGCAACTGAAGATGGTGTAACAACATCAGTTGCACATTGGCTTGAAGAGGATGACTTCAAGAACAATGGTGGTGTTATGAATCATGAAATGGTTGATGGCATTCAAAAGCGTCGTAAACCATTTACTGTTGATTACACTGGGTTTGGTTGGACACTAATCAAGCATGGTGTATTTGAACATCCAGAGATGAAGTATCCTTGGTTTGCTCCTCAGATGCAAGTCTTTGATTCTGGTGAAGTTCAGGATATGTGTGGTGAAGATGTTTCGTTCTGCTTAGATGCAATCAAGGCAGGATTTGAAATTTGGTGTGATCCAATCTGTCGAGTAGGACACGAGAAGACACGAGTTATCTGATATATAAAGTTAGAATTTGTGTCGGATTACACATGGAGAAATACGATATATATTGTCAGGGGAGAAAAATTTATTCTTCCGTAACGGAAGATGAAATGTTGGATATTACGCAAGAACTTGCGGACCAATTTTATCTAAATGGCACTCCCCATCCTGACGATATTGTGGTAGAATATCTTGGTTACGATATTGAGTAAGTTATGGCAGTGAAAAAATCATCGAGCGGTTCAAAAATTATTGAATCATCTCCAAAAAATACTCGTCAGGGACGCTCCAAAAACACAAAAATTTCTGCAACAAGTAGGAATAGTGCTGGTAAGCGTTATAGAGGTCAAGGAAAATAATTCATAGTTAACATTTTGGATTGAATTCCACTTCACATTATTATCGAAGATGGAGTTTACCAATACAGACAACAGAATAAGGTTATCAACATTGTTAATGTCTCTGATGGTAACATCAGCAGTGATAAAGTTAACTGATGCGTCAATAACAATTGATAGGCTATTATCAACTTATAAAAAATAACACCTACATAAGACAGGAGCAAATCCTGTCTTTTTTTATGGCATATCTAAATCATAACTTACCAACAATAACTTGTTACATTCGTAATGAGTTTTTATACAATCACAAGAAGGGACATGGAGAAGTAACTTTATGTGATGTCCATTCTGTAGCATCATTAGAAAAACATGTTCCATTATTTGAAGCATTTTTAGAAAATGGCGTCAATTGGACAAGAAGACCCATTCATGCATTTTGTTGGAAACCAGATGCACCAGTTCCTAAATTAGAAGAATGCATGTGGTGGGATTGCTTTTCACCATATATTGATGTCCAAGTTCGTGCAAGACTTGCAAATCTTAGAGCTGAACTTATAAATTATCGTGGGGAAAAGAATGAAGGAACATATTTGTTTACTCTTGACTGGTCATGGGAATCAAAATCTACTTTGAATACAAATTTTAGTGAAACACCAGAACATAAGTGCGCTCATGTATTCAAAATGGACAATGGAAACTTCTATGCGTATCCCAACAATAAGATCCTTTGGTTTGATGACGCATGGACAAAAAATAGAATTACAAAAAATCCTGGTTATGAAATAGATTTGACTGAATACTCAGTAGAAAATCGTAGAAAAATTGAAACCTCAGATGATTTCATGTATGAGACTGTGACAATTTCAGGATAGAACCCTGTAAAAAGTTCTGATTTTACACAATCAGACAATTTATGGAACTTAAAAAAGAAAAAACTCACAATTTGACTATTCAAAATAAACTTCATGAAAAAATTCGTAATGATGAAGACTATGATGACTGGGAATATGGAACAGAACCCAGCTATGGAATGCCTATAAATACGAATAAATAAACGAAGATCCTATAAAAAGTGCCTCTTCAAAAAATTTCTAGGGGTTTCAAGGACATTTCTTTGTCCATGAAGCGTCATCCAGTTACCAATGATATCCTTCCATTGAAAAATGAGGATGCAATCAAGCGTGCTGTTCAAAACTTGGTAAGAATTCAAGTTGGAGAGGTGTTTTTTAACAATCTGATTGGTACAAGAATTAGCGGGGCACTATTTGAATTAGCAACAAATGATTTTATTGCTCCAATAAAGACAGAAATTGAAACTGTTATTAAAAACTTTGAACCAAGAGTTTCCTTAAAAAGCGTTGAAGTTGATCCAGATCCTGATAACAATGCTCTAGACATCACAATATCTTATGACATAGTTGGTTTATCAACGCCCACTCAGACAGTTACCTTTATCTTAGAACCAACTAGACTATAATGGCACTAACACAATTCACAAATTTAAATTTTGAGGATATAAAATCTTCAATTAAGGATTATTTAAGAGCAAATACAAACTTTACGGACTATGACTTTGAAGGTTCTAACCTTTCTGTCATTATAAATCTGCTCGCATATAATTCTTATATCACTGCCTACAACACAAATATGGTAGTGAATGAAACTTTTATTGATTCTGCAACTCTTCGTGAAAATGTTGTTTCACTAGCACGTAATATTGGATATGTTCCTCGCTCAAAGCGTGCTGCAAAAGCAACTGTAGACTTTTTTGTTACTGGAATTTCTACAACAACAGACACAATTTCATTTCAACCTGGAGTTGTTGCAAATGGAAGCGTTTCTGACGTTAATTTTATCTTCTCTTTACCAGAAAAAGTCACTGTAGCAGCGGATAGTGGTGCTTCTTATGGCAGTTTAGAAATTTATCAAGGTCAATATCTTGAAAATTCTTGGACAGTTAATAATTCTCAACCAAATCAGCGTTATATTATTCCAAATGACAGCGTTGACACATCAACTTTACGAATTAGAGTAAAAAATACTTCAACAGATACCACTTCTACTGAATATCAACTGGTAGATAACATCCTTGGCATCACTTCTACGTCAAATATTTACTTAATTCAAGAGACTACAGACGAAAAATACGAAATTTTGTTTGGTGATGGTATTTTTGGTAAGAAATTACAATCAGGAAACGTTATTACTGCCTCATATGTCAAAACAAACGGCAAGGAAGGCAATGGAGTGTCTGATTTTAGGTTTGCAGGAACAATTTTTGACGAAAATAACGCAAATATAACCTCTTTTAGTGTTGATTTGACTGCTCAAGTGCCATCTGAGAATGGAGATGAGATAGAACCAGTCGAAAGTGTCAAATACTACGCTCCTAGACTATATTCATCACAGCATAGAGCAGTTACTGCAAGTGACTATGAAGCAATTTTACCAACTCTTTACCCAAATATTGAAAGTGTAAGCGCGTATGGTGGTGAAGACCTAAATCCACCACAATACGGAAGAGTTTTTATTGCAGCAAAACCTAGAAATGGATCTTTCTTATCAGATTTCACTAAAAAGCAACTTTTACAATCTTTAAAGAATTATTCTGTTGCAGGAATTGTACCTCAGTTTGAGGATTTGAAATATCTTTATGTTGAAATTGATAGTTATGTTTATTATAACACTAATTTTGTTGGAGATCCAAATAGTTTAAAGGCTGATGTTGTTTCAGCAATCACATCATATTCTAGAAGTTCAGAAATGAACCAATTTGGCGGTAGATTTAAATATAGTAAAACTTGTTCGTTGATTGATAATGTAAATACTGCAATTACTTCAAATATTACCACAGTAAGAATTAGAAGAGATCTTGTAGCATCAATAAGTCAACCTGCACAGTACGAATTATGTTTTGACAATCAGTTCTATAATGGTAAGAAAAATTATAATATCAAAAGTACAGGATTTTCTGTTTTTGGGATAGAAGGCACTTGTTATTTTTCAGATGAAGTTGTAAATGGGTCTAATATTGGTAATCTATTCTTATTCCAAGAAATCTCTGATGAAGAAATCAATATTTTATCAACAAAATTTGGAACCGTCAATTATGACACTGGTGAAATCCTTATAGATACTGTAAATATAACATCAACTAGTTTATCAGACAATATTATTGAAGTTCAAGCAATTCCCCTTTCAAATGATGTTTTGGCGAGAAAGGAATTGTACTTGCAATTAGATATTTCTAAGAGTAACTTCTACATGAAGCAAGATAGCATTTCATCAGGTGCTAATACTTCTGGAACTAGATTTGATATCCAGTCAAGCTATCAAAACGGTAAGAAAACAAGATAACAGATGATTGAAACCTCCCTATCCAAAGTCAAAATCAATGAAATTATTCAGAGCCAAATTCCTGAATACATTGATGTCGAAAATCCTTATTTTGGAGAATTTCTAAGACAATATTATTACTCTCAAGAGTATCAGGGAGGTCCTGTTGATATTGCAGATAATTTAGTTGAATATAAAGGACTAGATTATCTAAACACTAAAAATCTTATTGGATTTACATCATTAACATCATATATTAGTGGTGTTGATGAAACAATCTATGTAAATTCTACAGATGGTTGGCCATCACAATGGGGTCTACTAAAAATTGACAATGAGATCATTACCTATACAGGTATTGGATCTACTTCATTTACTGGATGTGTTCGCGGATTTAGTGGAATTGAAAAAAATACTAAAACTAATCAACCAGAATATCTAACATTTACTTCTAGTGGAATTTCAACTCATGCATCAAATGCAA